TCGTCTCTTCATCTTCACTCTTCGAAGCTCTTAGTTTGTCTCCTGCCTTTTTAGCTGCTTTATACGCTTTACTACCTTTACGAGCGCTCTTACCACCACGCCTTCTCTTAGCGTTGATGTTAGCCCATAGGCCTTCTGTAAAGTATTCCTTAAATGATTTCATTTTCTCGTGCTTGTTTGGCCTCCGCTAAAGTTAGCTCTGCTAAATTCTAATCTATCGACAAGCTTAACAGCACCACCAGCTTTACTAACGGCAACATAACCCTCTGGTGCAGTAACTTTTAAAGTACCATCCTCATTATCTAAGAAATGCTTAGTATTGTATGTAGCATTGTTATATTTGTTAACAAAAATCTGTTTAGCTTGTGATAGCAAACGACTTATCTTAAAAATATTAACTACATTATCTTTTGATTGTTGAATTTCTGCTAACTTCTTTTTAAAGCTTTCTTCTACCTTAAGCTTTCCAGCTTTTGACTTACGCTTTTCAATTTCTTTAGACATTCTTGACTTAAACCAATCAACAAATCCGTTAAATGACATTTCTGCATCCTCTAAGAACTTACCTTGCTGTATTTCAGAGTTAACATAGATGTTCATTAGATCTAAAGGTAAGTCTTTATACTTTACCTTAATAGAGTCTGCTGTTTTAACTAAATCTTTAACTTGTTTAGATTCATCTTTAGTTAAAGTAACAGTTCCTGTAGTATCTGTAAAGACTGCATCATCAACCCATACACCAGGTACCTTTTTGAGACCTTTAACGTTGATACCATACTGTGGAGGACTATCTAAATCGTTATAACCAGTATGAAACACAATACCAAACACGGAATTTGCTATTTCTTGACCTAATTTAGAGTCTGTCTCTACGGCATACTTAATGGTATTAGGTTTAAAGGTGTAGTGAGGTACTCCATCAATAGTCTCTTTACCAATCATAGAGGTATCAAACATAAAGTCACCTTGCAGTATACCTTTAATACCTAATTTAGGTAAATATTTGAGTGCTTTCTTTAACTTATCAGCTAATCCAGGCGCATGACCATGATTCATTTCAATATCATTGTCAGTATAGTTAATCTTAGGCTCTCTATTGAATATAGACTTTGTACCAACAAAGAATTTGCCGGTGTCAGGATGCTTTCCAGCAAATATAGCTGGAGCTCCATCCCACTTAACAGAAGTGTTAACTTTTCTCTTACTCTTACCTTGTAAATGTGAAAGTAAATCAGTAATAAAACCACGTGCTGTACCATAACCCGCTTCTCCCTTAGTGAGAATTAACTCTTCTAAGTGAGTTAGGTGTGTGTTAGCTTTAGTAGCTTCTTCTATGAGCTGATAATGCTCGTAATATAGTTTAAAGTTCTTCATTTTTATTAGTTTTATTATAAACTTTTTGGTACAGTTGGAGCTCCGTATAGCCCTCCCCCGTGCATTGTTAATCCTACCCGTGGTCTTAAGTTATTAAGCTGAATAGGCTCAAATCCAACTTTTTTACCTAGCTTACTTAATTCTTGCGCCATTTTCAGAGGCTCACCATGTACATAAATATAGTCTCCTTTATTTGCTGGGGTACTCGGCCCATAATCTCCAGTTGTTTTTCCTATACTACCTCTAGATCCGAAATCATGAACCATAAAGTGACTGACCTCTTCTTTGCTAATATATCTAACAAAATTCATTAATGCTATAGTACTATTTATATCAGCTGCATTCGTCAAATCTATTGTATCATATAATCTCTTAACATCTCCCTCATTACCCATCTCACCTTTTTGACCAGAGTTAAAGTTCTTCTCAATAATAGTCCAAAAGTTATCTTTAAACCTCTCCTTATCACGTGTATCCGTGTATGCTGCTGCAATAGCTTCCGCAAAATTTTTCGCGTTGTAAATCTTACCACCATAAGTTGCACCCGTAAACCTCAACTTACCTGTTTTAGCTAAAACATCTTTATTACCAATACCTAATCCTCCCTCTTCTAAAGGTTTTTTAACTAACTCTCTAATATCTAATCTTTGATCTCCTGTTGCCCCTAAAGCTGCTCCATGACCTTTAATTTCTAACTCCTGATCGTCTATACTCAAATCTCCTTTACCTGTTGCTGCTTTAACATTATTAAAGAATATTGTCATCGCAAGCTCACCCATGCCAACACCTCTTATTTTTTCATCCTGAGTCTTATGTTGCATAAGGTTGTATACAAAATCATTAGGTACATCAATCTTACCTAAGTCTGTTACAAGATTGCCTTCTACGTTAGCACCAAACTTAGGTTTAGCTTTATTTCCATCAATATAACTCTCTAAAGCTTTTGCACTGAATCCTCTCATATCATCTACATCCTTAGTAAGTAATTTAACTAACTCACCTGCATATTTACCTGCAGAAACACTTGGCCAATCTCTTGACACAAGATACTTTGTAAGTATATTATCAATAGGGTGGGTTTTAACCTTACCTGCTAAATTCTGCCAGCAAGCCTCACGCTCCTCTTCTGGAAGTTTTAAACAATACGATAGAGCCTTCTTAAGATATTCTTGCATCTCCGTATCTAAATCTAACTTCTCAATATCTTTCTCACTATCAATTTTTTTACCATTAAAAAGAAAAGATAAATTAGCTTGTATAGGCTGCTCTCCACTAAGCTCTCTTCTTACACGCTCCATGTTCGACGCAGATCCTAAACTAAACGGCTTCCTCGCCTCACCGTAAACCTGTAGATATTTATGATCTGGTACCTCCTTACCTCTTACCTGACCATATAAATTAGCTAAATCTTTTCTATTGTAGTTCATGAATTAATATCTGTAGTTAAACCTAACGATCTTTTAGTATCGACTGGGCTTATTTCAAGCATATTTTTTATATTCTCTAGAACATCTTTTGGTCTATCTCTTAAAAGTGTAGCCTGTAGCTCCTTAACAATGTTAGCTTCAGTTTCATCAGGCTTATGTAAGAAGGCTTTTATTATTAACTCAATAAGAAACCTTTCTCCTTCAGAAGTAAGTACTTCAGGTTCAGGTGCTGGTGGCTGCTCTGCTGCATCAGTAGCATCTACAGGTTCTTGCTCATCTTGCTCGATGAGAGCCTTCATATATTTTTCGAATAATTGTTCAGTTTTCATAGTGCTGCTTTTGTTAATGCTTGTTCAAGTTCTTTTGTTGCTTTCTGAAAAACAGGTATAGCCTTCTTGTTTACCTTCTCTCTATCCTTTACCGCTTTTTTTGCTTTTTGAGCGCTAGTACTGAATAATTTTCCAGCTAAACCTCCCGCNCCACTTTTAGCTTTAGCCGCTATTCTACNAACCGCACTATCTATATTAGTGTTACTAAGTTCGTTCGCCATTTCATTATCTTCTGACTCTCCGGTCATTTCCTCTTTAAACGCTTGAAAGTTATCAAAAGCAAAATCACCACCTGTAATAGTAAACTGGTTTTCAACTCTACCGGATGGATCTGTTAAGGTTACAGTATATTCACCATGTTCTCCCGGTTGATTCTCTGCAATAAGCTTTAAAAACTTCTTCATATCTTTATTTATGGTAGAAGTGATAGTTTTATATTGATATTATTCATAAGTTCAGCCTCTAGTTGCTGCAACTCATATCTTTTCAAAAAATTACGAAACTTACGGAAACTAACAGCTGATGCATCAACATTTGCAAAGGTTAAGTAGTCTCTCTCACTCAAAAACGACTTAAAGGTATCATCTCCATACGTTATATTAGTGGGAAGTGCGTTAAATATACGCTTAACAAGAGTATTCTCTATTTTTTCATTGATTTGGTAGTAAAACCACTTCTTCTTACGGTCTTTTGAGCAAATACTAATAAGCTTCTTTGTTATAAAGTGTATACCAAGCTTATTCTTGTCTTTTCTACTGAGTTTTAGTTCATTCTCCGTAATATACCACGTATATTCATTGTAAGAAGCCTCTAACAGTCGATTTAAGTTAATAAAAACATAACCTCTGACGTTATCTTCTTCTTTTTCCAATTCGAACGTTGATAATTCCATTGTAATACTCATCTTTCAGTAAAACCTCACGTTCTACCTGTAGCTTCATCTCATTATATGAGAGTTCCCATTTACTATCACAACTTATAAGTATTTCAAACTTAAATTTATCTTTTCCCAGCTCAACTATGTCCTTATTTAGCTCATTTGATGAAGAAGTGTAAGTTCTCCAATCTGTTTCAACGATTTGATGCCGTTTATTCTTCTTACCCTTAAGAGGTGGTCGTTTACGTACCGATTGGCACTGTTTTTTACCAATATACTTACGTTTATTAGTGAGATTTGTTATCTCGTAAATAAATCCATAAGGAATTACATCTTCTGTAAGCAATCCTTGCCAGTGTCCTAAATCAGCCATTGTTGATCTCGTAACAATTACAATGTTCACATTCTGGACCACACTTACACTCTTTTATCGGCATTCCACAACAAGCATCTGGACACATACCCTCTTCGTCTTCTTCCCCGGTTAAGAATACTCCATCTACACCTTTCTTCTTTTTATCTTTCTTTTTCTTAGATGCGGAACCACTTCTTGTTTGAACACCACC